CATCGACAAACTTGAGTGCCTTTACGGTCGTTGGACTCGGTTGGGCTAAGCCATAGGCAAGCTCAAACAAAGTCCGCGGCCAGCATTGTCACGCAGTGCCCGTCCACATCGACACGCGAAGTGTCGAGCACCACGTCTGCAAAAAGGTCAATCACGTCGTAGCCGGTTAAACCATACCTATGATAGCAAAAACCATGGAATTCGTCATACGTAGCGACGCGTTCCACAATTAACTTGTCACGTATGCCAGCTAGCGTGACGCCAGCAGCACGCGCATTCCAGCTAACATAAGCATCTGCGTCCCGGAAAGCATGCTTGCCGTCAGAGGCGACAAACTTCCACTCGTGCGAAAACCTGTCCAAAAACATGTCTCGCAAAAATGGTACAAACCGAAACTCATAAGCATAACCGACTGCTTTGCCGGCAAAATAAGCATGATCGCTAAGTTGTTGGTTTAGATTAGCACGCATGTTAAACTTTGCTAAATTCTTACCTAACAAGGGCACAGTGAAGTGGAACCCAGAATAAGAAGGAATAAAGCACTTGCTCAGGAAAGAGCAGGACACAAGGTGGCTGTGCCTAGACACAACCGCCTCCATCCTGGCCTCTTTCGCCAAGGAAACATACGTCTTGCAAGCATAACGCTTGAGACCAACAACACGGGCGAGCATGTCATCTCCCAAAATCAACGCACGACTGGAAACGGCCTTGGTTTCATGAAGAAAACACCTCAAAATTGCCATGTTCCAGAAGCAATTCCTGAAAGTCGTGTCGGTAGCGCCAGTGGGTAACTGATGCTCAAGCACAGCGCGAACGCCGTGCTTGCGATTCTCGACCACGAACTTATCAGTCTTTGCATGCAACCTAAGAAACCACTCAGGACACCCAAGACGTCGCATAAGCATTATCTCAAGGGCCTGAACGTCGGCGCACTGAAGCATGTCATTCTTGCTGAAATCACTCTCCACAAACTCACCTGCCTGTTTATCCACGAAAGGAACATACTGCTCAGGAGTCTTCTTGTAGGCTAACTTGTACTTATAATCACCCTCGATGCGCTCGCACAACCGGTCAAGCAAACCCAACAAATGGTTAAAAATAGGCCCAGAAACCGCATTATACAAGTCAGTGCCCTTGTATATGACCCTGGGAGCCCAATTGGGTTTGTGTCCGACAAGCAACGCTTCGGTCTTAACAAAAACCTCCTTTCTGCTATAGTCTTTAACATTGGAAGTACAAAAGGTGTCCAAAGCCGCGATCATACGAGTTTGCTTTTCTTGCCCAAACTTTGAATTCCAAGAATCAAACATGGCCTGATGCCATTCGAACTTGGCCAAAGCCTCTGGAGCCAACTCGTTTATCAGGTGAACCGTTGACGATATGACCCTGGGACTGGCCCGCCCGGGATCATGATAGTTACACCTTTTCCTGAAAGCAGCGAGAAAATTATGGTATCCATTATCAGGAACGACTGGATGAAAATCTTTAAGTAAAGGCCCGCCTTGCCGCACCAAAGCTGGTTCGACCTGCCATTTTCTTGGAACCCCGAATGACGCTGACTTGATCGGGATGATGGCAGGATCGGCGATGGCGTGGTAGGCAGCGGCCAGGCCCAAATGGGCGGCCTGGCCGCGGGCTAAATTCTTGCTGGTGGTGGTGATGGTGTTGT